AGCAACTGCCCTAGTAGTAACGCATTGTGTAGAAACGATGACGGGTCTACCTACTGCTTTAGCTGCCTCCACTATGAACCGCCAGAAGAAGGGACAGACCTTGTTAAACCATCGTCTACTAAACCAATGAAACAAACCGCTACAGCCCTGCAGATTGAAGCATTCAACAAGATGAGTGAGGGTAACAGTGTAAGCATATCTGACAGGCGTATCAGCGCAGCAACAGCGGATAAGTTTGGTGTTGTTAGGACTGCTACCAAGTTCTACTTTCCGTACAGTGATGCCAACGGAACAGTAGTTGCTGCCAAGATAAGAGACACCAAAGACAAAGCGTTTTCCATAGGTGTAAAGGAAGACCATGACTGGAAGGACGCTACCTTGTTTGGTCAGCAACTCTTTCCAAGTGGTGGTAAGTACATCACCATTGTGGAGGGTGAGTTTGATGCGCTTGCCTGTTACCAAATGTTGGGCAGTAAGTACCCAGTGGTGTCCATACGTAATGGTGCAGGCTCAGCACTGAAAGATTGCACAGCAAACTACGAGTGGCTTGACAGTTTTGAAACTGTGGTCATTAACTTTGATGGTGATGAGCAGGGTAGGAAGGCAGCAGAACAAGTGTCTAAGTTGTTCAGTGGTAAGTCAAAGGTGATGAAGCCTGACACTGAATACAAGGATGCATGTGACTGGTTGAGTGAGAGGAAGGAAGCAGCCTATGTGGACAGGTGGTGGAAGTCAGAGACAACCATACCAGACGGCATTGTGGCAGGCAGTAGTTTGTGGGAGGAGGTGTCAGCACCCGTTGCATCAGCTGATTGCTTCTACCCTTGGAAGGGACTGAACGACATTACCTATGGCATACGTAAGGGTGAGTTGGTAACAGTGACAGCAGGTAGTGGATTGGGAAAAAGTCAAGTGCTACGTGAAATAGTGTGGCATATAGTCAACAACAGTGTTGACAACATCGGACTTATGTTTCTGGAAGAGAGTGTTAAGAAGACAGCGCTGTCCCTCATGTCATTAGCTGTTGACAAACAACTACACCTACCTAATGAAGTTAGTTATGAAGAGAAGCGCAAAGCTTTTGATTTAACTATGGGTACAGATAGGTTGTACATGTTTGATCACTTTGGTAGCACCTCCATTGATAACATCGTAAGCCGTGTCAGGTACATGGCAAAGGGTTTAAGCTGTGGCTATGTATTCCTAGATCACTTGTCCATCATTGTGTCGGCACAGGACAACGGTGATGAGCGTAAGGCCATTGATGAAATTATGACCAAGCTTCGCATGTTGGTACAGGAAACTGGCATTGCCCTCATCATTGTCAGTCACCTAAAGAGACCAGTGGACAGGGGACATGAGGAAGGTGCAGCTACCAGCTTGGCTCAGCTACGTGGTAGTGCAGCCATTGCACAACTTAGTGACATGGTGATAGGATTGGAGCGTAATGGACAGGCAGCTGACCTTGATGCACGTAACACCACACAGATGAGAGTGTTGAAGAACAGATTTAATGGCATCACTGGCCCAGCCTGTAAGCTTAAGTATGACCACAGCAGTGGACGTATGTTTGAGGTAGAGGAACAGGATGAATCTTTATGACAGTATATTTAGACATTGAAACTAACTATGCACACGACACCATATGGATGTGTGCTACTAAAAAGGATGGTGTTGCAGCTGTTTGGTACAACAAGACTGGCCTTCAACAATACTTGGATGGACACGAAGTTGTAGCTCATGGTGGTATAGGTTTTGATTACCCTGTGCTGCGTAAGGTGTGGAACATAAACATTAAAGAGCAAGACCAGCTAGATACATTGGTGCTGTCTCGCTTACATAATCCTGACATAGCTCCCATCAAGATGGAAGAACCTGATGAAGATGAGGAAGGCATCGTTGTCCCTAAGAAGAAGACACCAACACCGCACAGTTTAGGTGCATGGGGTATTAGATTTAACCTGTACAAGGGTGACTTCACAGACTTTGATGCTGGTTGGTCGGAGGAAATGGAACAATATTGTGTACAAGATGTTAATATATTGGAGCGCTTGCACCGTCACTTGACGACAGTGCTGCAGCAAGATAAATTCGGTGACCGTTCTATTGAACTAGAACATCAGGTTGCCATCATTTGCCAAAGGATGCATGAAAATGGTTACAAACTTAATGAGCAGAAAGCTCAAACACTACTGGCTCAGTTGTCAGGTAGGATGGCTGATATTGAGGGTGAACTTCAGATTGTTTTTCCGGCTACAGTGGAAGAAACTAAAACACCACAGTACTACCAAGTGGTCACAGCTGATGGAACACTGGTTAGAGAAGTAACTAAGGGTGCTGTAAGGGACAGACTAAGAGAGATGGGTTACCCCCTAAAGCTAGCCGCTGCCGCTGTTGCTGGTCCACTCATCATTAAGGAGACACCATTCAACCCCGGCAGTAGGAAGCAGATAGCTGAGAGGTTGATAACAGCAGGTGCTAAGTTGTCTGTCAAGACTGAGAAGGGTTCTTACATCGTAGACGAAGATGTGCTGGCTGGCATCAACTTACCAGAGGCTGTTAAGCTTCTTGAGTATTTAATGGTACAGAAACGAGTGGCACAGATAGGTAGTTGGTTAGAAGCAATGGCAGATGATGGTAGGGTACATGGCTCAATCATTACCAACGGTGCTGTAACTGGTAGAGCTACACACAACAGTCCCAACATGGGACAAGTGCCATCATCAGGTAAGCCCTATGGTAGTGAGTGTCGGGAGATGTGGGAAGTACCAGCTGGTAAGAAGCAGGTGGGTGTTGACTTGTCTGGTGTTGAACTGCGCTGCCTAAGCCATTACATGCAGGACGCTGACTGGCAGGAGGTGTTGATGAGTGGTGACATTCACTGGCTCAATGCTAAGGCGATGGGTGTAGCAGACAAAGATGAGGTGTATGACAAGTCTGTTAGGGAGATGAAGGACAAGCGGGACAAGACTAAGACACTTACCTATGCAATCCTTTATGGTGCTGGGCCTCAACGTGCTGCTGACATCTTTGGATGTAGCCGTGCCAAGGGTAAACGTCTCATTGATAACTTCATTGACAACACACCAGCACTTAAACGGTTGAAGGGAAAGATTGTTAGACTGCATGAGAAGAACGGTACATTGACTGGGCTTGATGGCAGGGTGCTCCGTGTTAGATCGGCACACTCAGCATTGAACATCTTGTTGCAAAGTGCTGGTGCTATCCTTGCAAAGCAATGGTTGGTAGAGATGATAAAAGAGTTGCACAACAGAAACATATCTGTTAAGCTACTCGCATGGGTGCACGATGAAGTGCAGCTAGAGGTGGATGAGAAAGATGCGGAGGAAGTTGCCGCCGTTGTAATTGAAGCAGCTAAGATTGCTGGTGAGTTTTTTAGTTTCCGTTGTCCCATTGATGCCGAAGCACATATCGGTAACAATTGGAAAGACTGTCACTAATAACTTTCTTTTATTTTTACTTAGGAACATTAACATGACTGAAACAGAATCAATCAAAATCAAAGGTAAAGTTTACTGGGCACAGTTAAACAAACTAAACGACATGTCAAGCAAATACCAAGTTAACCTTGGTAACTTGAGTGACATTGCTGTCGCGGCACTGGAAAGTGCAGGTCTGAAGGTAGATGAGAAGGCTGGTATGGGTAAGTTTATCCTGTGCAAGAGTGACCGCCCCATCAAAGCCTTCTATGAAGATACAGAGCTGGATGCTAAAACTCTCATTGGTAATGAATCAGAGTTCAAAGCTTTGATTAAACCTTATGAATGGAGCTACAAAGGTAAGGCTGGTAAAAGCCCAAGCCTTCGTAAGCTAGTCATCACTAACCTCATTGAGTTTGGTGGTGGTGATCTCAACGATGATGACGATGTCCTGTAATCGTGGAGGCGTTACTCGATAGTGACATCATTGCTTATCGGATAGCGTTTGCCTGTAAGGAAGAAAGTGTGAAGCTGGCTCAATACACCATTGACAAAGCAGTTACAGACATTCTTCTTGCAGTGGATCATGACAGCCACTTCTATGATAGTTGGACACTTTAC